GGGATGGACACGTAGACACACTCAGTTAATAATGGAAGTAAACGATGCCCTCAAAGCAATAATGGAAATAAAACATGGTGCGCAAGATCAAGAAGAAACAAACTCCTACTAAGAAGCAAGCAGAAAAAGATCTTAAAGAAAAGTTGAATATGTTTGAGAGGATGCCCGATGAATGTAGTGCATGTCTCACGCCCTTCAACAAGACAGATAAAGAGATGGTAACTACATGGAATGTGGTGGTACGGAGTGCTGAAAAGTTGGTCCGCCTTTATTGTCCTGCGTGTTGGCAACACGCTCTCAACATTCTTCAAGAATACGCTGAAAAGCAAAAAGATGATAATAGGATTTGAAGATAAAGATACCACCTATGCTAAGTTATTAATCAAACTCAAGCATGAGGGAGTCACCAAGCGCGAGTTCTTCCGTGGCGTAGTAGGCGCTTTCTTAGAAGACAATCCCTCCTTTATGGCCTACCTTCTGGACTTCAAGAAAAGAAAAAATTTATATACTAAAACTAAGCAGAAAATACTTGACAAAGAGCGCAAATTATCGTATAATACAGAGAAACAAATGGGACTCTCTAAAGATGAGGTGAACGAGTTGTTTGATATGTTCGATGAGGAGTTGGGTGTGTAAAGTGAAAAAATGTGCTAGTGAGTGTGTAAGAAGTAATAAGAAGTGCAAGAATAAAGAGTGCCGATTATGGATGGATCACAAAGAAGATCTCAATTGCAGTTTGGTCGCTATCCAACGCTATGGCGCAATGACATTGCACGAAGTAGGCGAAAAACTAAACCTTAGTTATGTTCGCATTAAGCAAATACAAGACGCAGCGGTAGAGAAGATAGACAAGGAAGAAATGCGCGATGAACTTTTTGTGCTCCCCGATGGCTTTTTCTAGTTTCTCGGAACTATTTATTAACTGTAAAAGTGTTGTATCTACATTACGCACCAAAGGAGATTCTCTATTATGACCAAAAAGAAAACATTACTTCAAGAAGGAACCGTTCGGCAGTTTATGAAACTAGCGAACATTGAGCCTCTCACCTCCGGTTTCGTTGAGAAACTCTACGAGGGTGACAACCCCTACGGTGGCGAAAAAGGCGGTCGCCAACATGATGCCCCCGAAGATGAGCATGAGGATAAGGACACCGAAGAAGAAGAAGATAAGGCGGATTTCGAAAAACCGACTTCTCCGAAGGGCAAGGCGCGCCGCAAGAAAGAGAAGAAGAAAGAGAAGAAACCTCACCTTTATAAAGCGCTCCAAGAAGAAGAAGAGTTTGAAGAGGAAGAGTTTGAAGTAGAAGACGAAATGGAAGTAGAAGAAGAGGGAGGTGATGATGTAGATGTTGCTGCCCTTGTCCGAGCGATTGCCGATGCAGTCGAAGAGCACACTGGAGTTTCTGTTGATGTCGCCGATGAAGAGGGCGGAGAAGAGGAAGAGTTAGGATTTGAAGACGAAGAGGAAGTTGATCTTGGTGGCGGTGAAGAAGAAGTTGAACTTGAAGACGAAGAAGAAGTTGAACTTGAAGAAGTTATTTCTACCATTGCTGAGAACGTCACAAGACGCCTTCAAGAAATGACGCGGCGAAAAAAAAATAAACTAAACGAATTTGATTGGCCATGGGAAAAGGGCGTGAGTGATGAGGAAGGAGATGCCATTGGAGCGGAAGTTGCCACTGATTCTGGCGCTGAAGTAGATGTCACTGACCCAGCAAACTATCCTGTTGATCCGACTAGTGCTTCCGGTGCACGTGAAACGGCACAGGCACGACAGGGACCAACTAGGGATGCAGCGAGAGCGAAAAACCTCGTAAGCAAACGTATGAGTGCTACCGATTGGTATGCTGATATTGCGAAAAACCTTAAGCGCTCCTTTCCTGATACTATAGAAGTTGCACAACTTAAGTTAGGGGGCAGAAACACTCGCAGGTTGCAAAAGCAAATCGACTCACTCGCGAGGGATACGTTGGGTCTTCGGACAGGCAAGGATTTTAAAAACTTCAAGCAAATGAAGCAAGCAATCCTAGATGCTATGACTCAAGAGGTAGCAACAGGCGCCCTAGACGTTAAGGGCGGGCCGAGTTTGAGTCCCAGTGATATGCTGCATAAGCAATCGAGAGTGGACAGAGGTCAGAGTGTTGAACCAATTGGAAAGAAGATTTAATATTTAAAATATAGTAGAAATTAAAAAACCACCCCTCGGGTGGTTTTTTTACTTGACAAACAGATAAAATATGGTTATAATAGGATCATCGGAATGGAGTTCTGAAAACTAATTACTTATGGTGAATAAACTTATGGAATATGTTCGGCAATGCTTCTCTTTCTTCGTACACTTGTTTACAGAGTTTACTACGGGGCCATCATCTCCGCCCTCACCTGTGCGTATAGATATTACTGGAAGAAGACACTATATTATAAAGAGAAGAGAGATGTAAGATATCTTGCTTATTATTTTCGGCGAGCATATACACTTAAAGAGAAGATTGAATTAACACAACTTAAAAAAACAATGGAGGATTAATGACTACAAAACATTATCTTAATACACAAAAAGGTTTAAACCAGAAAATTTTAGAAGGCGTCAACAAACTAACCGATAATGTTGCCGCTACGATGGGGCCGCGAGGAAGAAATGTTATACTTCACGCGCCCGGACACAACCCAATCATTACAAAGGACGGCGTAACAGTCGCCAAATTCATTGACTTTGAAGATCCGTTTGAGAATGTGGGAGCACAAATAATTAAACAAGCAGCGGAGGAAACCAACAGTAATGCTGGCGATGGCACCACGACTGCTACTGTGTTGGCACGATCCATCTTAGCAGAAGCACAGAGACATTTGGTTGCGGGGCACTCCCCCGTCGAACTTAAAAAAGGTATTGACAGGGCGACCGAAGTGATTGTAGAAAATTTAAAAGCAGAAGTTCGCAAGGTCACTAAGCTTGAAGACATTGAGGATATTGCTACTATCTCCGCCAATGGGGACAAGACGATTGGTAAACTGTTATCCACAGCGATTGATATGATTGGGAATGATGGGAGTATTACTATCGAAGAGGCGCGCTCACTGGATACTACTCTCGACGTAATGGAAGGGTTCAGGTTTGATAGCGGGTTCGCTGCGGGTGCCTTTATTAACGATGAGCGTCGTGGATTGATGAAATACGATAACCCTCTGTTTCTAGTTACAGATGAGAAAATTGAATTTGTTGAGGACATCCTTCCTGTCTTAGAGTTGGCGGCGAGAGACGGCAGACCATTGATAGTGGTGTGCGAAGACATCGAAGGTCAGGCGCTTGCTGCTATGATTATGAATGCGGTGCGAGGAACAATGAAGGTGGCAGCAATTAAGGCTCCGCGCTATGGGGAAGAGCGTCGTAACATCTTAGAAGATTTATCTATTAGTGTGGGTGGCACCTTCGTTTCGCGAAGTTCGGGGATGCAACTAAAAGATGTAAAACTCCAGCACTTGGGCAACGCCAAGACTATTGAATGCGGGAAGTCTACTACCACCATTGTAGGAGGAAAGGGGGATACGAAAAAGGTAGATGAAAGAATTGATGCCCTTAAATCTCTCTTTAAGCAGACCGAAGGAATGCACGAATGCGAAAGAGTGCAGGAAAGAATTACTCGACTCGCAAGCGGTATTGCGGTAATAAGTGTTGGTGGTGCAACAGAAATAGAAATGACAGAAAAAAAGCACCGTGTTGAGGATGCACTCGAAGCGGTTAAGTCTGCCCAGCAAGAAGGCATTGTTGTCGGTGGTGGCATGGCGCTTCTTAGAGTGGCAAGCAGATTAGATCCGCTTAAGTTTTATCCCAAGGGTGGCGAAGCAGTGTACGGAATACATATCATTCTTAAAGCAGTCGAGGCGCCCCTCCGACAGATGGTGGAGAACGCAGGGGGCAAACCCGATGTGGTAGTGAACGCAGCAAAAGACCTAAAAGATGGCGAGGGATTTAATTTGAGGTATGATTTTGGAGAATGCAAACCAGTAGACATGTTCGAGGCGGGCATTATAGATCCGCTAAAAGTAGTTAGATCCGCCCTTCAGAATGCTGCATCGGTAGCCGGCACACTTATTACTACTAGTCACGCCGTTATCTCCAAGTAATTACTATTTATTATTACACCAACACTTGTGGCGGGGGAATTAATTAGTGCCTACTGATGATGTAAACACAGCGCTATCGCAGTTAGATGGAAAGATGGACGTGCTCGCCATGAAGATTGATGAATTAAAAGAAAAGCAGGAAGACATGGCCGAAGATATATCGAAAGTCAAGGACGCGGTGTATCATCCTGATGAGGGATTGTACGCTCGCCTAAGAGAACTTGAGGGTTGGCAAAAAACATCTGTTAAATTTACTTGGATGTTGGTGTCATCGACTCTAGGAATTCTCGCGTTTTT